TCTGCACGTTGCAGTTGCTGCAGAGAGTTATAGGTGGTGAAGATCAGTTTGTGACCAGGAATGGTATTCGCAAACCAGGCAATATCACTGGGTTTGGTGGAAGAATAGTGATGAGTCTCACCACTATGAACGTGCATCACAGCAGCATTAGTGATAAACTCCAAATACTCACTAGACAACTGCTCTGCCAACAGAATACGGGGAGCAACCACTACAATGGTATTAGGAGTTTCAGACAGAAACTGATTGATTGCATCAAAGATACCTACGTTGGTTTTACCTGCTCCTGTGGGAAACACACAGATGCCCTTAGAATGCTGTTGCAGAGCATCCAGAGCATCTTGCTGGTGGGGACGAAGTTGAAACACGTTCTCCATTGCGTATGAGACTATTATAGCAGAAAACCGTCCCTGGTGCTACCCAGTAGACGGTTCTTAAAGTGTCCTAGAGCCTTGTCTCCAACCCTAACAAAGGTAGTTTAGCAGTATTAGAAGATTATGTCAAGCTCTTAGACACCAATAGTGACCCAAGCAGTTCCTGTGTATCCCTGAAACTCTTTAACAGCAGTATTAAAGATTACGGCACCACTAGAAATACCAACCATTGCATCTCTTTGTGTTGTTGTCATTCTTGGAAGATAGAAAGCACTTGTTGTAGAAACAAGTTCTAAGATACCTTTTGGATTTGTTGTTCCTATGCCAACACTATTATTATTGGTAGTAATCGTTGTTCCAGCAGTACCAATAACTAACTTAGTTGCAGTAATTACACCAACACTGATGTTTGGAGTTCCACTAAGACTTAATGCCGTTGATGCAATTCCAGTAACATTTCCGGTTAGATTTCCTATAATTCCACCAGAAAATGTTGAAACTCCAGTAGAATTTACATTTCCAGTTACATTTCCAGTTATATTTCCTATAAATCCACCAATAGAAGTTGTAACACCCGAAACATAGAGTTTAGATGTAGAAACAATTCCAGTTGCAGTAATATCTCCAGATTTAGTTATTCCTACACCAAAACCATCCCCTGCGGTAATATTAAGGTCATATGCCGGTATAGTAGTTCCAATACCGACATTATTTTCTACATATAAATCACCAAAAATCCTGACATTATTGGATAATCCAATTTGAGGTTGCCCACCGGGAGTTGGAGATCCGGATATAAAAATTTGATCAGTAGTACCAGAAATTGATTTTACATAATTACCATTAGTATATGTACCTAATGCAATTGAATTTGGAGTAATAGTTGCGGCAAATGCAACATTTCCTGTGCCATTAAAAGATATGGCAGGTGCTGTTACAAAATTTCCAGTAATACTAAAATTTCTTGGTGTAACTAATTGAGTGGCAGAAGAAGCAATTCCAGTTAGATTACCTACAAAACCACCAGAAGATGTTGTAATACCAGAAACATTGACGTTTGTTGAATTTAAATTATTAATAGTTCCACTTGGAGATGTTAATCCTCCAAAAGTACCTGTGCCACCATAATTAAGAGTTGTACCCGATAAAGTAGTAACAACACCTATAGGGGCATTTAAAGTAGCAATAGTGCCTGTACCACTATAAGTAAGATTCGTGCCTGAAATGGCAGTAACAACACCACTATTAGCATTTAAAGTATCACTGCGTATATTAGCATTAACTGAAATACTTTCTCCCGTAAGATATGAAATACTTCCATTAACAGTATTTAACGTTTGAATAGTAGCAATACCAGTTGTCTTTAAATTGGTATTGGTTAAGAAAGTAATGGTTGATGCAGTGGAAGTTAAATTGGTATTGGTTAAATTAGTAATACTTCCAGTAATAGTCGAATTTAATGTAGTAATTCCAGCAGTACCATAAGTAAGAGTTGTTCCTGAAAGAGTGGTAACAACACCCACAGAAGCATTTATTGTACCAAAGGTGCCTATACCACTATAAGTAAGATTTGTACCAGAAATAGCAGTAACAACACCACTGACAGCATTTAAAGTAGCAAGAGCACCTGTCCCAGAAACTCTTAATGATGTAGTTGTGGATGCCGTGGAAGTTAGATTGTTTAATGTAGTTGTACCAGTTATGGTTGCAGTTGCTGCTGTAACAATACCACTTATATAAACATCTCCTGTGGAATTAAATCCTACACCATTTGATGTGGTTGGATTACCTCCAACTTGGAAAGTATAAACTGGATTTGTGGTTGCTACGCCAACATTACCGGCAGCATAAATGCTAGTGTAACCAAATCCACTATTTACATTTATCCATTGTGATGTTGGTATATTAAGAAGATTTCCACCATTACCATAATAAGTTACAATACCTGAAGATGCTGTTATAATACCGGAAGATATATTTACGTTTCCAACTTTTAAATTAGAGAATGTTGCAACTCCACTTACATATAAGTTAGTTGCTGTGACTAATCCAGTGAACTTTGCTGTTCCATAAACATCCAAAAACTCTCTGGGAATTGATGTTCCAATTCCTACCAGACCATTAGCATTTACAATAAAGTTATCATTATCAACTTGGACTCCATTCCTAAAATTGAATGACTTATTATAACTTGCCATTTTATGAGTACTTTTTTAGTTATTTATGAAACTCTCCTTATATTAGTATTTAATCAATAACCAAATGCAACCCAACTAAAAGCACAATTTGCGGTTTCAAACCAATTGCCTATTGTAAATCCACTTGTTGAATGATCATAAGTAGTCCAATGATCTCGTTTATTTCCTGCTACAGCAACATTATCAGATGGAGTTGCCTGAATAGAAAATACTGCGTTAGGAAATGTTCTTGCAAATGTTTGATATTGACTTCCACCATTACCTCCAATACTTCCAGATCTTCCCCATTGTATGATAAATCCTCCTGGGAATTCTTGATATCCAGTGCCACTAAAATTATTAGGAAAATTATTGGTATAAACACCATTGCTTACGGAACCAGCATTACCAGTTATATTTGCAGAAATTGTGCTACTAAAGGTCTTAGTACCATTAATAGTTTGATCACCACTGGTATAAACACCATTGGTTACTGTGCCAGCATTGCCAGTTACATTACCAGTTACATCACCAGTCACATTACCAGTCACATTACCAGTTACATTACCAGTTACATTGCCAGTTACATTGCCAGTAAATGTGGATTTCCAGGCAACACCAGATGTTGCAGTACTATCAGCAGTTAATATAGTATTATTAGCACCGACACTGATCAATTCCGCAGTATTGTTAGATTTTGCTGCAAGAATTTGCCCCTTAACATCCCAATCAACATTAGAAAGTAGAGAACCTTGCCCACCAAGAGCAATAATAAAGTGACTTGTTCCACTTGCAGGTGCTGTTGTGAAACGAATAGTACTTGTATTTGTTCCAGGGGGAGATTGAACGATAATAAAATCAGTTCCTGGTTTTTGGATTATATTATTTAATGATACCAATACATTCGCACTATTTCCGGCAGGAATAAAAGCATTTCCATTAATTCTAAGTGTAAAGTCGGTAAGACTTCCGTTAAATGCAAGTTGGTCGCAAACAAATGAATTACCAACTGGAAAGTCACTAGCTACACTTGATATATTTGTTGGAATATATCCAAGAGCAGTAGTAACTTCTAAACCAGTCAGTGCGGCATCATCACCACCTGCCTTAAGGAAGTTGGTTGTAGTTGCACCACTCTTTATAAACTTTGTAGCAGTAACACCACTTACAGAGTTTACCGTTAATGATCCATCAATTGTGGTATTTCCGGTTGTTGCCGTAACATTAAACTTATTGGTATTGATATTTAAATTACCAGTAAGATTCAGTGCTCCGGTAACACTAAGAGTAGAACTCAAAGTAGTGGCACCAGCAACATTAAGTGTCCCACCAACATTTAGATTTTGGGCAATACCAGTACCACCACTTACAACCAGTGCTCCGGTTGCAGTAGTTGTTGATGGTGAATTGTTAGTAAGTTTAAGTTGTCCTGTAATATTAGTCGCATCTTTAATCTTAACTTCTTTATTGAAGGTAACTGGGCCATTGAATTGTGAAAGAACTGTATTAGAGTTTCCACCTTCAACAACAAGTCTCTCTTTAATTGTAACTTCATCATATACAACACTTAAACGATTTGGATCTTCTCCAGTAATCGTTGGTTTTGGAATATCGAATGATACAATTTGTCCACTGGATGAAGACGTTTTAGTATTGCCATTAAATACATCTCCATTGTTGTTCATACCAGTATAAACAACGACACCACCAGATCTTTCTTGTGATTGGACTAGGAACTCTTCTCTTTCAGTCAGAGATGTAACTTGAACTTGTGGTAAACCTGTTGAATAGTTACCAGGCCCATATCCAAGATACTCAAATGTATGACCCGATGCTCTTAAAATGGAAGGTCTTCTGAATTCAATCGAAATTGGTTTGATCTTTGTAATCAATGATCCATTATCGTGAGTTGATTGTATCGTCCCTAAAGAACCACGAATTACAGTAAGTTCATCACTAAAAGTACCACCAAGAGTGCTACTTACAATTCTCATAATCTCATCATCGATCTGAATATAAGATCCAATTGGGAATCTCTTTGTAATTGCAGAAGCACTTACAGGACTTGAAACTCTAATTTGAGTGGAAGATGTAAATGAAACTACTGTTAAAGTCTCTTCATCAAAAAGTGCAACACTTCTTGTGCCCAAATTTTCCGCAGAAACATCTGAGGTTGCCTCATTTGCCGAAAGTCCGTGCTTGAGAATATACGATGCAGATACTGATTTGTTTGTAATTGCAGTGAAAGTATTAATTCCAACTTTTGCATTTACAATATAGTCTCCAAGATTATTATTACTTGAGTCAATCACTCTGAATCTATTTCCTGCAACTAATCCGTGAGGAGCAGAGCAAGTAAATGTGGTAATACCAGTTATAGAAGTATAAGGTGATGAAGAAACTTGAACCGAAGGTGCAACTAAAAGTGCATACTGATCTGCTGTAATAACTGGGTCTCCTGCAGTCTTGGCAATCGCAATTTGATTCTTGGCAGGAACAGATGTAATTCTATAATATCCATCAGAAGTTGTACCTGCACCAGTAAATTGAACCACATTTCCAATTCCTGTTGTGATACCAGCCGTAACGACAGTAAATCTGGCATTTCCATTACCAGTACCAACTACGGTAGAATCAAAGTACAATCCACCGGCAGAATAACCAGAACCAGAAGAAACAATGTCTGCAGAAATTACTGCTCCACCGGATACAACAACTCTTGCGGTTGCACCCTGCCAGGTTCCAGTCGAAGAACCATTTAGAAGTTTGACATTCTGATATGTCGCAATTCCAGATGTAGGAGTATAATTAGCACCGGAAGTTAGAGTACTATAAGTTACAACACCGGCAAATCCGTGTTCCCTATCAAAAGTAATTGTAGCACTTGAAGTAGAACTAGAAACTATGGATACTCCAAGACCTACACCAATAGTTGTAAGTAAAGTATCAGTTGCTTCTTTTGTAATACTCCTCTTAAGATCATTTGTTACAACTTCACCAATAAAAGATCTCTTCGCAAATGACTTGGCAGAAGTTGGATTATCATTAATGTTGTCTCTATCCAACTGTGGATACAAGTCAACAACATTTTGACTATACTTAAGATTTGTAAACTCCGTTGGAACTGCTTTGTCTGCTGCTAAGGCATAGATGTGATAGATACCATCTTGAATATTTTGAATATATTCTGAAATTATTTCATTTCTATAAACATAAAGATTGGATTGTAAATTATTTCTTTGGAATCTTGGAAGTGTGGTTGTTCTATTAATAGTAGTATTTGTAAACGTGGTTCCAGGAGTTGCAGTTGTTGTGTATGTAAATGTCATATCATCGGCAACAGATGCAACCGTAAAGGTTCCGTTGTAACCAAGATTATCGGTACCGGCAGTATTAGTACTGTCGGTTACGTTTTTAATGATAACACTATCCCCAACCTGTAGATTGTGTGGAAGTTCTGAGATAATTGTTACTGTACTAGAACTTCTGGTACAATTTGCAATAAATCTTGGATTTCTATTATAATCGTAATCGGACGATGAGAGAGTCGAGATTGCATAATCATTATTATTACGATAACCAGTGCTGCTAGATTCCTGAATGATGAATCCATTTTCTGGGTTTTTTGAATTAACAGATTCTTTTGGAATTACAACTCTAATCTTATAAATTTTTTCATCTAAACTTCTATCATCTGCAATTCTCTTGACGTAGGAAGGTTCAGTTCTTGCACTTAATCCTGCAACACCTAATGTATTCAGTGCATTATAGATACCACTACTTGCATTGGTAATAATATACCATTGCTTATTTGTAGTATCAAATTGTACTGGATGTCCAATATCTCCGGCAACCTTATCAGATACTCTACTTAGAATCTTAAGATTAGTGCCACCATAAACACTAACTCCAATACCACTAGTCGCATTGGATGCAGAAGATGCTAGTTTAATTTGAGTTGATGATTGTCTAATCGCATAATAAACAGTATTATCTACAATATTTTCTGGTAGGTCACCATCATCACTCAGAATAATAACCTTTTCTCCAGTGTTAAGATTGTGAGTTGGAAGTGTAAAAACATTTGATGATGGTGCAGATGAGGAGTATTGTTTTACACTACTTGTAACTCCATCCGACATTAAAATATTTGCCGAATATGTAACTCCAGCTCCGACAAAATATAACTTATCGTTTACTTGTGCTCCAACACGATATCCTTGTGTGAGAGTTGGTGGAACATCATCGGCAGAAGTGAATCCATAGAGATAGAGATGCGTATTGATTCCAACAGAAGTTGTGACACCAACATCTAATGAAATCCAATCGATGTTTTCTTCTGCCTCCACAATTGCTCTTGGAGCAATAATAGAAGTAATGAATGCTTTGTCATCCTTAAGAAATGCTTCTTTCTTAAATCCACTAGCACTAATTGCAATTTGTCCAAAGTTTGAGTTGGAGTTTGTAATACTAAAGTCTGCACCAGTTTGAGCATCAAAGTGCTTATTGAAACCAATCGCAAAGACAGATACAACCTGAATAAAGGCATCATTACTTGCCTTAATATGACTAGATTCCCAACCATTTCTATAAATTGCCGTTGGTTCTAAATGATAAACACTATCGATATTTGTAGAGGAAGATTGAGAAGAAAGAGATGCTCCTGCAACTTTAGTAGTAGAAAGTCCCTCATATGCTCTGGATGTTGAATTATATTTTACAAATGCACGATCATCTTTCTGCAGTGATACACCAGTAAATTGTGCAACAACCATTGAACGGAAACCTGATGCCTTGCTACCATCAGCGTGCATTCCGTTCATACCATAAACAGAACGCAGAGAGATATTAAAGATATAAGGTGATGCACCAGATACAGTATCAGTTTCAATTGTTACTGTTGCAGAAGCTGCAATTCCTGGTGTAGGTAAGTTTGCTCTGTAACTTGGCAGTTCATATGTGAATATTGTTGGGTCAGTACCACTAATACTCTGAACTTTTGTTGAGATATTATAATCTTCTGGTACAACTCCTTTAATCTTAATTGGAGTTCCTGCACTAAGTTTATGTGCTATTGCAGTTCTAACAGTAACTGTTGGGTTTGGAGTTCCACCAGAACCTGATTCAATACTAGAAATTGAAATAGGATCGGCAGCAAATGCACCTACAATTTCCCATTCAGGTCTTTGCTTATTAAATCCATCAGGGTTAGCAGGATACTTTTCAACAATAGATCTACCTGATGCATCATTAAATGCATTAGAGAGTTTTGCATAATACATATCAAGGTCGGTAAGACCATATGAACCCACATTATTCACACCATCGGCATACTCAAAGCAGGTGAGTTTGTGGTGAGAGAATAATGGTACTGATTGATTATTGGTAGAGAAGTCTGCTGGATCGGTATAAACAGTTCCTGCAGTATCACCATCAAAGAAGCAGAACTGCCAGAAGTAGCAGGCACCGGTAATTCTAAAGATTGCAGAATTAGCAACATTAGAATCTGTTGGATTAGGTACATACTTTGGACGTAGTTTGGTCTTTCTTAAGTCAAGACCAACAACTGAAGTACCTCTGGGTACAACAACACCACCATTTACACTATTAAATCTATAAAGAACATTGTCCGATTGTGTTAAATCAAAGTTGGAGTCAAGTGTAAGTGATAATACATCAGCAGCTGCCGATGTTGCTCCACTAGGTGCTACTGCTGTTGCCGTTCCACCACTATTATAAACTGCATAACCAGGTCTATTATCAATTGTGTGCTGTCCAGGCATCAAGAGAATTGTAGTCTTCTCTACATCATCATTACTATTTCCTAACTGATATGAGAATCTTGCTGCTTCTAAAAGTGCTCTCTGTAATGTCTTAAAGGGTTGTGCAAGTGAATTACCTTGATTAGTGATACTATCTGTGGAATCAAGGTCACTTGGGGAAACATAAAGAATACGACCTTCAGTATTCTTAATGAAATTATCTAATTTGTTAAGGGGCAAAGTCCTGTCCTCTTCCTACTTTCTTATATGCTTTATTTATTAATCTTCCTAAACTAAAATCTTCACCAGGACATTCTTTAGAAAACTTACATTCTACTCCATTATTCCACCATTTTTTACCCCAAGAGTGGTTTTTTTCTTTTGTATATTTTCCAATCTTTGCAGCACTTACACTTGCTCTCCATTTATCACTTACTACTCTTTTCTTTGCTGCTTCACTTAATGCTTTTCGGTGTGCCTCACTTTTCTTTCTTCCTTTATGACTATCACTCAACTTCTTTTTTGTTTCTTCACTTAAAACACGACCGGCACAACCTTCACCACCATCGGTCATATTTCTTAAAATGCCTGTTCCCAAATCTTTTCTACCTAAGACAGCAATCATATAAATCTCGTGCTTCCTTGCTTCTTCATCTGTAAGATTTTTCTTTAAGAATATTCTTCTTTCTTCTTTTACTGGAAGATGAATAGTATGCAAAGTATTATTAATTCTACCTGCTTTGCCTTTACCAATATAATAAGGTGTTCCGTCTTCACGCAAATATGCGTAAGTGTAGTATTCCATCTGCTTTGACTGTGGTTATATCTATTTATACAAGAAAAGAGGCATTTCTGCCCCTCTTCCGCTTGAATAACCACAGACAAGCATCAATATTTATCTTCTTCATCAAACTCCATAATGTCTTCTGGTAGGTCTTGTGGGTTCTCTAAATCCATCTCAAATAATAATGGGTGTGCCTCTTCGTCTATCAAGTAGAAAGAGTTCTTAAATAAATCTTCTGGTTCAAATGTTCTTTGCTTATCTGCTAATCTACACAGGTCTTTATCGTACAGATGACCATCAGGTAGTTCATCGAATGTAAATGGAATTTGATTGATAAAGTACATCTTAACAATCATCGTGCCATTATTGTACCAACAATATGCTTGACTGATTTGATAAGACATTTGAGTGTTTCAATATCTTGTATTTATTTTTATACCTGTGGTGAGATTCGAACTCACGCTTGATCGATTTTAAGTCGATTTCCTCTTCCGCTGGGATACACAGGCGTATATGAGACTATTATAACTCTAAGAATCATAATAGTCAAGTGCTCGTTGCGGGGATCGAACCTTCGCCTTCTATCTGTTATGAGCAGATCGCCTTCACCAGAGGGCCAAACGAGCATATGCTATTCGCAAATAACGAATAGTAATACGAGTGCCTGGATTCGAACCAGGTCAAAGCCGCTAATCTGGCGGAAAGAACTTATAAGATTCCTCTGACTACCAAGTCTCACTCGCATAAAGTTGTCTTGAAGCAACATATAAAACCTACAAGTTGCCTTGAATTAACAACCTTCTTCGTGATCCGTATGTATTCGTATGAGTTCGTCATCGACGGGCATCATTACTGCTTCCTGCCCGTTTTCGTTGACAATACTCAAATGTTCTCCATTTTCAACTCTTTCCATAAGTTCGTCGAACCTTTGTTGAAATTCTTCTACTGTAAACTTTTCCATTTGTCAAAGGGGATTAGTATATACAAGGCAATCATCACTTACTTGACTGCGGACTATTTCCAGTACATTCATAAACTGGTCAATGGTCTCACATTCTACGAGTTTCTCTCCACCTTCACTAGAATAAAGATAGAACTTACGTGCCAGAGTATCTACGACGCAACGGGACAGAAACTCTTCGGTATTGGCAGGCATTTGGTCTTGTGTTGATTACCCTGATATTATAGGGCATCAGGGGTGGGGTGTCAAGAGGTCGGTGCCGTTGGCCAAACTGGATTCTTTGGATCTTCTGTGTTTGCTGGTAAGTCCCTAAGTGCCTGACGATAAGTTGCCCAAGCAGTTTTTTGTTCTTCTGTTAAAGGAACATCTGCAATTTGTGTCCAGTCACATTCGGAGAGTTTGAAATCTCTTAAATCTCTCAATTCTTCCCAATAATCTCTTGCTGCTTCTTCTGCTGCTTCTTTTTCATCAGCAATTCTTTGTTTTTCATTATTAAACACCTCAATTGCTTGTTCATAAATCCCAAGATCCTTAATGGATTCTACTAGAACATTTCCATCCTCATTAGCAGCATATTGAATTTGCCCTTCAGTTCCATACCATCTAACATTAGTTACATCTGATGGTATCCAAGTATAATCTTGTGGTGTAACACTAAGTTCTTCGTCTCCAACTCTAATAGTTCTACGTAAAACGTCAATAATTACAATCATTTTTCTTTGACTTCTTCCAAAATATTTAGGGGTGAGTTGAGTGGAGTAATTTGTGATGGCACAACTCCTTGTTGAAGTGCCTGAACATAAAGTTTTTGATTTTGTTGATTACCTTTTACAACTTCATTTCTAAAACTTTCAACAGCAGCACCAGTTTGATTAGATTTTTGTGCAATTTCTACTGCCATTATAGGCATCCAAGTTACGGCACATCCCCATTCATCTACTGGTTCTCCAGTATTAGGATTCACTCCTCGCATTTGAGTGTACCAAGAACACTTAATTCCTATACAATCTTTTTTAATAAGAGGACAAAAATCCCCTGGTTTCATTTTTGCCATAGTTAATTAAAAATAATATTATAACACAATTAATTTTTAGAAGCAATAATCAAATCTACATATTGAACCGCAAAGTCCATTGATGCTCCGGCAGTACCAGCATTGGCAATACTTATGCCAGTGCCTGAACCAATGACCCAACCACCAAGATTATCATATTGAGTCCAACCATTACCTATGTGACCTCTCTGATTACCTCGTTCGTGATAATTTGGGTTATCATTTCTACCAGTGTATATATTATGAGCGTGTCCAGGATCAGCAACACCGTGAGAGTGCTCTGGAAGTGGGACACCTCTACTTGTAAATACACTTGTAAATGCAGTAGAACCACCAGAACTTGCAGATCCACTTACAACTCTTAGTGCCTTATCATTATGAGTGGTTTGTTTTGTCCATCCAGTTGGTGCTGTTGTTTGTTGGAACAACATCAATGATCCTGATGGTATGCTGGAATCTGCAATAGAACCAGATACTGCCAACCAGGCACCAGCACTTCTAACATAAGTAGGCATAATATTATAACACTAAATCCTTTTGATATTTAGTGGTCAATATTTTTATTTAATTCTTACTACAAATTATAACATCAATATATTGAACTGCAAAGTCCATTGATGCTCCGGCAGTACCATTATTGGCAATAGTTATGCCAGTACCATTACCATTAATTCCAATTCCAGTACCACTATCGGAAGTAAGGTACATATTAGAAGCGTTGGTCTCATTGGTACTTACTGCATCATATTGAAATTCCGCGACTACTCTAGCTGGCCAACCAGCAACACCATTTGCAAATACAAGTTGGTCATCACCAGGAAATAAATGGTTATGTCCAGGATCAGAAACACCGTGAGCATGTCC